TTGAAGAGAATCGCACGTGTCGCCTCAATTCCAAGCACCTCGTATACATCCCATACATTAGTCGAATACAGCTTCGTACCATCCACTGCTGGATGATTCATGACCTTGATGAAATTGGAGCCATCGGTATCCAGTACGAATTGTTCGACTTGCTCATACTTGCCATCCTTCATCTCTACATACTGCTTGTCATTACGGAAGGTTACCGCCTTAATTCCTGGCATACCACGAATCACGATACTGTTCAGCAGCTTATTCTGGAACTTTTTCAAATTCGTGAAATCATCCAACTGTGAAGAGGTGTCACGATCTTTATCTGTTTTGTTTGGAATACGAATACGCATAACCAGTTTATTTGAGTTGTAATCACTATACACGACGTTGATATCTTCACTGCTAAACTGCGTCTTAATGACAGACACCACCTCTTGAATGGAGATATTACGATTGAACATCTCCTCACGATTCAGCTCCAGACGAAGCACCCACTTTGACAATGCCTCCTTATCTACCTCCTCGTCGTCCAACAGACCTTGCTCAAACAGCTGGTAGAACTTCATTAGCTCCTTGTCCTCCTCCACCACAGTGGTCTCGTCCTTCTCATCCCAGTAAATCGCCACCTTGTCTGTGATGTTGCGTAGCACAGTCAGTTCAAGATCCTGTACTACCTCACGTGCCTTCTCTTTACTGTGACGATACTCGGGTTTCATGTAAATGGTGAGCGAAGTCGCCTTCGGATTCTGTGTCACCTTCAAGAGTTCACGCAGACGAGGTACACCTCGAGTAACCGCTGACTTGCTCGCTACACCTGCTTGGTGAAAGGTATTCAGCGTCATCTGTGTTGCTGGCTCACCAATGGACTGTGCGGCCACAATACCCACCTGGTCACCTGGCTGAACCCATGACTTCATATGGTTCACTACAATAATCTCCATCAGAACCTCAAATGCGTCCTTTGTAAAGCGCTCTTCGACAATCAGCTTGTGCGGTGCCAGATGAAATCGCAGAAGAGCNCACCAAATCTTNTGATGCGGGTGCGTTCGTACCATCACCTTGCGAATGCCATCCAGTACCATCTTCGGAGTCAAATCAGTCTTCTCCTCTTTATTCAGCGCAAATCGGTTCTTGATATTCAGAATCCAACGCGCCAGATTCACAGGCGCAAACACACTGCCTCCATCCAGCGACTTCTTCTGGTATACCTCCTCTACCATCATAAACTGGTCATGAATCAACTCATCCACATACTCCGTAAGCAGGCCTGAATCGTTCTCACGAACAACACCATCCTTCAGAATCGTACTCCAGTCAATATTTCGCATACCAAACTCCGTTTGAATCGCCGCATGCGACAACTTGCCAATCGGATAGTTCTGATTCTCGATCTTCACCGGATTAATACCATCCTCGCCATAATGGAATTGAATGATGTTATTATTTGTATCACGCACCGTTCCATCATGCTGAACAGTGAGGTCCTCCATGGACTTGATGAGCTGACGCTGAATATATCCTGTATCGGCGGTCTTTACAGCCGTATCAATCAAACCCTCACGACCCGACATAGCATGAAAGAAGAACTGCTGCGGAGTAAGGCCACGAATAAAGGAGGACTCGATGAATCCACGCGCCTCCGAACTATCATCGTATTTCTTATAATGAGGCAACGTGCGGTCCGTAAAGCCATAAGGTACACGCTTACCCTCAATCGCTTGCTGACCCAGGCATGCCATCATCTGCGCCACGTTCAGAGGCTCACCCTTTGAACCTGAACGAACCATGGCAAGCAGACGGTTCTCGTTGGATAGAGACTGCTGGCCCGCCGAACCGGCATCAGATGTCGCCTGATTGAGAATGCCAAAGATTTGATCCTCAAACTCTTGTTGATTAGTTTTTCCAGTATTGTTGTCAAACAAGTCAAGATGAACCTGTAGAATCACCTGTTCGACCTGCTTCTTGCGTTCCTGAATCTTTGCACGAATCGTATTATTTGTCTCTTCATCGGCAATCAAATCGCTGATGCCTACACTGAATCCGTTCAGTACAAGGAAGTTCTCCACTGTGTTCTGAAGTGAATCCAAGAGGTCAACGGTATCCTTCGGGCCATGGTCATTGTATGCCACATGAATGATACCCTTCGACGGCTTCATATAAATGTCACCATCGACAATGCCTTGTACGATATCGCCTTGTACGATTTTTACATAATTATCGGATTCGGTGTTATCGCCCTTGTCTTTATCAAATGATTTATTACCCATCTCCAGATTGATAGGAGGCAGAAGAGCACCGAGTACCTGCTGGCCCGTCCAGCGCTGTTTCGTCGCAGAGCTGACACGTGCTGTCGGCATGACACCATCAAATCGCTTGTTCCACATCATCAAGTTCATGAACTCACGGCGAGTAAACTCGATGCCTGGCTGGGTCAGGCGATATGAACCCACCAGTGTATCCTGGTACACGCCAATCATCGGCTTGGCGTGACGCGGTGTAATAATATGGTGCGGCACCGCCGCTATTTCTTCTAGTTCTACTGTCGCCTCATAGCTCTGAGGGATATGCGCGTTCATTTCGTCTCCATCAAACGTTACTACCCTAACCTTTCGGAAAGGGACTAGAATACACCTTAAGCCTTACAATACAGATTATATGTATTCCAAGACCGACCCACATCTACTCGTTGCACAGCATGCGTAGCATCGTGTTACCGATGCCTTAGCACTTGGCTCAGGATTGCCCATTGTTTACCTCGCTTGGCTCACATCTCATGACGTTGTTACGTTCTCGTTGCGGTCGTTATCCGCTGCCCCACTCCCTTTTCAAGGAGTGGTTCGTAGTCATAAGCTTTAGGGGTTCCCCTGAATTTGAGGGTCTCGCATCAAGGCTTGCTTGCGCAAGCCGAAACACTAGATGATTATATTACAGATTATCATGGAGAGTGATAACCCATAGTTGTACTTACACTGTTTTCCCTGATAGATGGTACAACACCCTATCAAGCAGTCACCTGTTGCGAACATTGAATTGAATCGTAAAGCACATTTTCAGATATATTTAATTCAGTCACGAATTGTTTAGCAATTTCATAGGCATTTTCTTTTGAAACGGTCTTCCCTCCGAAGCAAATCCGTTTATGTTCCTTGCTCAATTTCATCTCACTCGTTCCAATATAGACCGCAATCAGATTGGAAGCACTCGTGATACGAACCGAGGTGATTTCTTTACCCTTGAACTCCACCAGTTTTGAAGCATACTTCTCAGATAGTACAGTACTACTCGCAGTAGATGTAATATAAGGGCATTGTAATCGTTCAAGAAAGTTTGTCACTTCTTGAAGCGTGTCCTCATATACATAATCTCCTTTCTGTCCAAACGCTAACCGTTCCTGCGTATCGTCATTCATGGTAAGGTACACATATGCCATTTTCAATTCACCGTTCTTTCGAATAGGAGAGATAATGGCGGACCTCACTTTGCCTTCGTAGAATACATGAAGATTCGATGATTCTCGGTGGCGGTTTCGTGAATGTGATGCTACATTGTAGCCATTTGGATACGTGGTATTGCGTTCAGATATGTAGTATGCTTCTCTTTCATCAAGGGTATCAAGAAGTCCTTCTTCCAGGACTTCTACTTTGAAATCATCTCGACCATACTGCTGTATGGCTTTACACAAGGGAGTCTCACGAGACTTGGAGCTCGCAACATGGTCATTCCAGCGACCCGATGCTCCATAGTTGTATGGTTTGCCTTTTTTGTATTTGAATTGTGTAGCTTGGCCGATATAGGCTAGCTGTGTTGACTGATTAATAATCTGATAAACTACACCGGACATCTTTCTATCTCTATATGATGTCTATGCTTTATATTCCTTCTGTTTATCCGCATTGTATGGACGAGTACAAAGAACATTCATGCGGAACGTCTTGTACGGTAGCACCTTCACGCGATGTCCCATCATCGACATTTTGTGAAGGGTCGGCTGACGATTGAAGAGCAGAATGTCCTTGTCCAACAAGTGGCGGTTAACCACATCGCCGTTGTACAAGACAATCTCCTTCGTATTCACGTGCTTCAGCGAAATCATGCGCCCATCCTTGCGCACAATCGTCTTCGCACCCGGCCACTTATCAGGGCCGTTCTGAATCAGCTTGTAGAGCATATCCAGATTGTATGGCGTCACACGCTCAGGCTTCGTCAAGTTCATCGCAATCTCCAACGGAACACCAATTTCCGCGACACTCAAGTTTGGGTCCGGCGTAATGACCGAACGAGCAGAGAACTCGACGCGCTTGCCCTGAATGTTGTATCGAATACGTCCCTCCTTTCCACCCAGACGCTGCTGAATAGACTTGAGCGGGCGACCACTGCGCTGCGCCGACGGCGCCACGCCAGGAATCTCGTTGT